ACGTCACCGCGGCCGCGGCGACCCATACTCACACCGCAATCCAAGTGACGGGCCTTGCTGCGGTGGCCGTGAGCGGCTCGTACACAAGCCTCACGAACGTCCCGACGCTCTTCCAGCCGGCAACCCATACCCACAGCGCCGTTGACATCTCGCCAATCGTGACGAGCGTCCAAGGCCGCACCGGCACGGTGACGCTGACCGTCACCGACCTGACGGCCGCCGCCGCCAGCCATACTCACGCCTACGCCGCGGTCAGCCACACCCACAATACGGCCAGCATCACCGACCTCGTCTTCCCGGTGACGCAGGTGCAGGGAAGAACCGGGAACGTGACGCTGACGGTCACGGACATTTCGGCCGCGTCGGCCACGCACACCCACAACTTCATCACCGGCGGCACTCAGGTCACGGCGGTTGTCGTGCTCACCCAGTCGGCGTTCTCGGCGATCACCTCGCCCAATACGGCCACCCTCTACTTCATTACTTGAACGATGCCACTGCAAGCCGGAACGACTCTGGTCACAGCGATCAGCCAGGGTGCGGCCCCGGTGACATCGGTGTATCGCGGTGGTGAAGTCGTGTGGCAAAGCACGCCGCCGACCGCGACCATCTATGTGTTCTCGTCGCCGGGGATGCCATTCGCATCGTTCTCGGGAACCGGCGACTTCGCCACGCCGCTAACCGGATTCGTCGGTGGCAACGGGGTTCACAGTTCCACCCGCGAGGTGCAGTTGCGATTCAATAAGGCGGGCGTGCTCCGCTGGGATATGACGGCAAGCAGCGAAGCGGGCTACGACGCCGGGCGGTTGTTCGTGAACGGCACGCAGCTCGTTGCTTTTTCTGGCACATTAAACAGCACCGGAACGGCCACGATCACGACGGCTAGCACGGCCATCGTGCGATACACCAAAGACCACAGTGTCACGACGGGCCAAGACCGCGTGAATGTCAACGCTCTCTATGTTGCCAACGCCCCCGGCGCGCCGACCGGCCTTGCAGGCACGGCGGCTACCACGAGCGTGTCACTCGCGTGGACGGCACCCGCGAGCGACGGCGACTCGCCGATCACGGACTACGCGGTGGAGTACGGCCCAGACACCAGCACATACACGACGTTTACACACGCGCCGAGCACGGTGACGTCGCAGACGGTGGCTGGATTGGCGGCATCCACGGAATACGTCTTCCGCGTGGCGGCGGTCAACGCCGTTGGCACCGGGTCGTTCACCTCGCCGATCACTCGCACGACGCTCGCGCCGGCGGTGCCGGGAGCACCAACCGGGCTGACGGCAACGCCGGACGGCTATGGCTATGGCTACGTCACGCTTGCGTGGACCGCCCCGGCCGACGATGGTGGCGCTGCCATCACAGACTACACGATTCAATACAGCAGCAACGGCGGCAGTTCGTGGACGAATTACACACGGGGGCAATACGGCCTCAACGAAAACTTGTACGGCCTGACTGTCGGCACGGAATACGTCTTCCGCGTCGCTGCGGTGAACTCGGCCGGCACCGGCCCGTGGTCGGCCACCGCGACGGCCACAGCATAAAAAGGAACCCCGGCCGTGGGAATGCAGAAGAACATCGAGACCAACAGCCGGACGCAAGTCACGGTCATTCAGGCGCAGCTCTGCGTCTCTTCAGCGTCGGCGAATTTGAGTGCCGGCGACTTCGAGGCGACGCTTTACCCGTTGTTCGCAAACAGTTGGGAGTTTCAGGTCTGGGAGGACGGGAAGGTCATCCCAATCAAAGTCTCAGGCAGCGAGTTAACGATAACGAGTAGATACTACTTCAACAGGGATCGCACTGGAGAAACGATCACCGTCACGGAAGGAAACCCGCCAGAAACGAAGACAAGGCCAGTCGAGCGGTACTACACGTTTTCGGCCGGCGCGTGGGCGAGGCTGATTACAATCCCCGAGTTCATCAACGGGAAGGGAGCTGGCCTCACGATCGGTTATATTTCTGAGTGGGAAAAGCTCTACGCACCGACGTCATCGCTCCAGATTGCCTATGACGCAGAAAAGCGAATCCTCGGTGTTCTTATTCCAGCGCTCGGGGCATCGGCGCCAGTGGGCTACACGGGCGGAGGGTGGCAGAAGGAAGAGTGGGAGCCAGGTGGGGTGCCGCGACAATGGATGTATAACGTGCGGCACAAAGCCTCCAATAAAAACATGGTCTACGGGTTCATTAAGGTGGACTACGAGGCCATCTGGGCCGCCGACTTCAACAGCACGCGATTCGACGTCTGCGGGGTCAGCGCCGGCGGGCCAGCCGGCGGAGGCGCTTTTGAGTTCGATGCTGGCACGACAGCACCGCAGGTCTGGGGCGTTTCGTAGCCAAAACCTCGCCTTGACCGGATAGGCTACATAGCCACAATATCCCCATGCCGGAAGACCACCACTTCACGCTGGCCGGGGTCAAGTGGCTCCTTCGATTCACACGCCTCCGCGGCAACGCCGCCGGTTGGGCCTATCTACCGGACTCCAAGAACCCAAAGCTCGAGCGGAAGATTCTCATCGACGAGAAGCTCTCCAACCGCCCCCGCCTCGAAACCATCGTCCACGAGTGCCTCCACGCTCTGTATCCCACGGTGAGCGAGGAGCACATCACGGAATCCGCCCGCGACCTCTCGAGGGTTCTTTGGACCCTCGGCTATAGGGAGACAGAGTGATGCCGAAGCTCTCGCCAGTTGACTTCGTGCTCGAGCGGGCCGCCGCCGCGATGAACAACCCGCCCAAGCGGTCGTGGTTCTCGAAGCTGCCGCCGGAGGCGCAGCAACGGCTCCGCGAGGTCAAAAAGGCATACACGGATGGAAAATTCGCGGGGGTGTCTTACGCGACACTCTGCCAGGCGATCACGGACCTGCTGAAGGAGCACAAATGGCCCGTTCCAGGAAACAGAGACACGATCCTTCGCTGGCTTCGTTCGAGCGGCACTTAGACGTTGCCCGCGATGCCAGCAACTCGCGGCTGCGGGATGAACTGGCGAGCCTGAAAAAGAAGTACGACGCATCGCTCAAGCAGCTCGACGCCGAGAAGGCGGCCGTTGCGAACTTGACGGCCTTGGCGAACGTCAAGCCGAAGAAGATCAGCCGCGCGCGGGCGGCAGGCAAGCGGCCCGAAGCCACGGCGGTCTTAGTGTGCAGCGATTGGCACGTTGAAGAGCGGGTGGACCCTGCGACCAATGTGCCTGGGAACGAGTATACGCTCGACATCGCCGACCGCCGGATCAAGCAGCTCGTACAGAAGGCCGCGATGCTGATTGAGCATGAGAAGTCGCTCACGGGGATTCGTCGGATCGTTGTGGCGGCTCTTGGTGACATGATAACCGGCCAGATTCACGATGATCTGGTCGAGATGACCCAGTTGGCCCCGCTGGCCGCGACCCGCTGGGCCGGCGAGCGTCTGGGGGGCGTGATCGACGCCATGAGCGAGATCGCCCCGGTGCTTGTGACGACGAGCAGCGGCAACCACGGCCGGACGACGCACAAGCCCCGAATCGCCACCGAGAACGAGCACTCGTTTGAGCAGCATTTGTATCTGACGATGGCGGCGTCTGAGCATCGGCCGAACGTCGAGTGGCAGGTTGGAAAGGGGTATTTGAACATCGCCGACCTCGACGGCTTCCTCGTCCGCTTCCACCACGGTCATGCAATTCGGTTCGGCGGGGGCGTGGGCGGTCTGACCATTCCGGCCAACAAGGCGATCGCGAACTGGAACATCTCCCGCCGCGTCCATCTTGACGTTTTCGGTCATTGGCACTGCTTCAGTTGGCTGCCCTATCGCTTTGTAGCGAACGGCTGCTTGATCGGCCACAACGCCTTCGCCGACCGCATCAAAGCTGAATTTCAGCCCCCTTCCCAGTCGCTCATCATCGTCGATCACGACCACAACCGCGTCACGAAAGTCCTGCCGATCTTTGTGCAATGACCCAAGACGAAATCAACAAAGCCTGGGAGCTAGTGCGGCGCTACGGCCCGTCGAATTCGTGGACAGCCGCGAACGGGACGCTGGCGGCGGCCCTCGGCCGGGCGCTTGAGCAGATTGAGCGGCTCCAGTACCGCATCGCGATCATGGAGGAGCGCAGCACCCCGTATGAACGAGACTGACTACCTTCGCGAGGCGCTGCGGTACGCGAGGGCCGTTTCGCACGACACGAACACCCAGGTCGGCGCCGTCTTGGTCGCCGGCAAGCGGCTGGTCTACGGGGTCAACCGCGCCGCCTGCCGGATCGACGGCGCCAGCAAATACCAGATCACGGAGCACGCCGAACGGGCCGCGATATACAAGGCGGCGGCCGTGGGAATTGCCACTGCCGGCAGCACGCTCTACGCCCCCTGGTTCGCCTGCACCGACTGCGCCAGGGGGATCATCCTAGCCGGCATCCGCGAAGTCGTCGGCCTGGTGAGCCTGCGGCAGGCCACGCCCCGGCGATGGCTCGAGAACCTGGAGCTGGCCGACGAGATGCTCAGCCGCGGCGGGGTCAATACCCGCTGGCTCAACGAGACGGTGGGGGTCACGATTCGCTTCGACGGGAGGGATTTCTCATGCTGATTGGGCTCTGCGGGGCCGCCGGCAGCGGCAAAGACACGGTGGCTTCGATCCTGCGCGAGACGGCGCAGTTCTACCGCGTGGCCTTTGCCGACCCGCTCTACGAGATGATCTCGGTCGTGACGGGGCTGCTGCCAGAAGACCTCCAGGACCGGGAACTCAAGGAGGCCGAGATCGACTGGATCGGCCGATCGCCGCGGCAGCTCCTTCAGACCCTCGGGACTGAGTGGGGGCGTGGCATGGTCAGCGAGAACATCTGGATCGACATCGGGATGCGCCGGATCGACCGGCTCCTGGCCGACGGCCGCAACGTCGTCGTGACCGACGTCCGCTTTGACAACGAGGCCGCGGCCATCAAGGCAGCCGGCGGCGAGGTCTGGCAGATCGTCCGCGGCGAGGGGTGCGTCCGCGGGGTGTCGATGCGTCATGCCAGCGAGGCCGGGGTGGCGCAGACGCTGGTCGATCGGGTCATTGGTAACTGGTCTACCGTTGAGAAACTCCGGCAGACCGTCGCGGCGAATGTCCTCTCTGGGGCCGCCCAAAAGGCTACAATGAACCAATAAGCCACGGACGGCAGAGATGACAGCGGACGAAATCAAGCAAGGCGTACTCGACTCCATGCTGCGGGTCGCCGAGCGTTTCGGCGTCCCCGTGGTATTGCTTGGCGTCGTGATTTGGCTGGGCCGCGAGGCGGCGATCACGTTGCACGGGTCGCTCGTGAAGCCAGTAGTCGAGAGCCACGTTC